TGCCAGCAATCCGCAGCCTTGTTGCTCGGTTGCAAACAATTGTTGACAAACTCAATCAATTAGACCCACAGGTAAAAGAAACAATTGTAAAAATTGCTTTAGCGGTTGCGGCTATTTCTCCGTTGCTTATTGCAATCGGGAAAGTAATTTCAGTTGTCGGAACGCTTATGCAAGCGATTGCAAAAATACCTAAAATCCTTGGCAGCATTAAAAATGGATTTTCTGCTGTTACGGGTGCTTTAAAGGTATCAACTGCTGGATTTTCCGCCGCAGTTGGAGTGATTGCACTTTTAGCGGCTGCGTTTGTACATCTATGGCAAACAAACGAGGATTTCCGAAATAAAATTATCAGCATCTGGGAGCAAATCAAAGGCACATTTACCGAGTTAACACAAGGTATTACCGACCGTCTCAATGCTCTTGGGTTTGATTTTGATGATTTTGGCGAGGCTGTAAAGGCAGCGTGGGAAGGCTTTTGCAATCTGTTAGCCCCCATTTTTGAAGGGGCTTTTGAAATTGTTGCAGAAATTTTTGAAGCTGTATCCGGAACAATCTTAGGATTGATGGATGTATTTACAGGCGTGTTTTCCGGCGATTGGGAACAGGCGTGGACAGGCGTAAAAGAAATTTTTTCGTCGATTTGGGAAGGTATCAAATCTATATTACAAACAATTCTGGACACTTTAAAAGGTGTTGCGAATACGTTTTTAGGCTGGTTTGGTACAGATTGGGAAACTGTCTGGACATCTGTAAAAGCGTTTTTCACAAACACTTGGACAAATATTCAGACGTTCTTCTCCAATACACTGACTAACATCAAAACATTCTTCTCCAACATATGGACTTCTATTTCTACGACTTTCACAAACATTCTGACATCAATCCAGACAACAGTAACCAATGTTTTTACCTCTATCAAGACGTTTGTAACAACAATCTGGCAGGGTATTTATACATTTTTTAGCACAATTTTTAATGCAATTTATACAGTAGTATACACTGTATTTAATACGATATATACAGTGATTACAACTGTGTGGACAACTATCTATACAACGTTAGAACCGTTGATTAATGCTTTCGGGTATTTGTTCGAAACGATTTTTGAAGCGATTCAAATTGTCGTTGGAAGAGTTATGGACTGGATTTCCGAAAAAATTAGTGCTATTTGGAATGGCATTGTTGATTTTATCACACCGATTTTAGAAAGTATTCGGGACTTCTTTTCTGAAATCTGGACGGCTATCAGCGATAAAGTACAAGAAAAGCTGGAGTTTATAAAAAATCTTGTCGAAACCATTTGGAACGGAATAAAAGATTTTTTAGAGCCACTCTTAACTGCTCTACAAACAACGTTTGCAAACATTTGGGAGGCTATTCGGTCGCAGATTGATACAGTATCCAACGCAATCCGTTCTATTATTGAGCGGATTTGGAACTCTATTTCTGGCACAATCTCTTCCATAATGGGAAACATCCGTAACACTTTTTCCGGAATCTGGGATAACATATCAGATAAAATAGCGTCTGTTGTAAATGGAATTAAAACAAATGTATCAAACGCATGGGAGAACATTTATGACAGCATCTCCAATCTTATGAGCCAGATTAAAAATAAGATTTCCGATATTTGGGACGGTATACATGACGGAATTTCTGACAAAATCGGCGACATCCGGACAACCATTGAAAACGGGCTTAACGGTGCTATTGATTGGATTAGAGGACTGGCTTCTGATGCGTGGAACTGGGGCAGCGATATTATCTGGGGCATTATTGACGGGATTCAAAGTGCTATTGGCTGGCTGGAAGATTGTGTCACCAATGTTTCTGATACCATTTGGTATGTTCTGTCCTTCTCTGTGCCAG